GAGTGGCTTACCATACTGTTCTCTATACCGCTTCTGGGAGCATTCATACCGTCAGTGACTCCGTACATTCATACTGGGTTTGAGGCACTGGCTAAGATGCCTGAATGGTATCAATACTTTATTTCTATCATCGTTGCCGCCAGTTTCGGTGTCAAGGGTGCTGTAGGAATCATGGGAAAACTTAAGAGGTAATTATTATGATGTATGGTAAGAACGGCCCTGCTTACAAGAAAGAGCCAAACAAACAAAAAGCTAAGGCAATGTCCAACCCTAACCGTGACTCAGGCACAATGTCCTGTACGTCTAAGGGTATTCGGAGCTACAAGTAATGGCTAAGGGTGTCAAGCACTATTTTAGAGACGGTACAGAGCACACAGGTGGCACACACAAGATGCCTGATGGTTCACTGCACTCCGGTGCAAGACATACTAAAAACTCTAAGCGTCTGTACCACTTTAAAGATTTGTCAAAGACAGCACAGAATAAAGCAAAAGCGTAGGAGTGCCTAATGGCTAAAAATAATGCCAACAACACACCAACTAACAAGAAGTTGTACAACAGAGTCAAGGCAGAAGCTAAACGTAAGTTTGACACTTGGCCTTCTGCGTATGCCTCCGCTTGGTTAGTTCGTGAATATAAGAAACGAGGTGGGCGATATGGCTAGAAAATCAGGTGGTCTAACTAAGTGGTTTAAACAGGATTGGGTGCGTATTGGCTCAGACGGTCGTATTCTTGGCCCCTGCGGCAAAGCTCAAGCACAAGAAAACCCTGCACGATGCTTACCAAGGGCTAAGGCAGAGTCCATGACAAAAGCTGAAAGAGCCGCTACCGCACAAAAGAAACAACGAGCAGGTAAACGAGGTCAGACTGTAGTGTCAAATACTCGTAAAGCAAAAGTAAGGAACGCATAATGGCAACGACGAAAGATGTAGAACGTCTTCCTTCCGGTCGTCTTAAGTATCGTGGAGAAACCTTTCCGGGTTATAACAAACCTAAACGTACTTCGGGTGGTTCTAAAAAGTTTGCAGTGTTAGCTAAAAAGGGTGACCAAGTAAAACTTGTACGTTTTGGAGATCCTAATATGGAGATCAAACGGGACAATCCAGAAAGACGCAAAAGTTTTCGTGCACGACACAACTGCGACACGGCTTCTGATAAATTTACCGCTCGCTACTGGTCTTGTAAAAATTGGTAAAAAGAAATGATTAAGAAGTCCTTTGGGGCATCATTACAAACTACAGATACAACACTGTACGAAGTACCAGATGGTAAAAAAGCAGAGTGGGTATTAGTGTATGCTACAGATGCCGGTGGGTCTACAACAGACTTCAGTATAGACTTTTATGATGCATCAGAGTCTGTAACACTTCCTATTCTTAACGAGTATGGTTTGTCTGCTAAAGACTTTTTTAAGTTAGGCGGTGAACCCAATGCTTTTACAATAATGTACGAAGGTGATAAAATTATTGCTCGTTGCGCTACAAATGATGCAGTAACACTGCTCGTCTCTGTTATAGAATACAACGACATTATTCAGGGAGGCTAATATGTCTGCCGCATACTGGGCTGATAAGGTTAAATGGTAATACCAATCATATACTCTGACAAATACGTCATAGAATTAGAGGTAGTTAAGTTTCGTGGAAAAGCGGCTACATTTATTCATGCTTCTGTAACAGATTGGAATAAGAGTACATACAAAGAATTAAAAGAGAAGTGGACAGAGTTTCGTTCACACTTCCGTGATGACATCTGGGCATATCCTAAGACAGACAACACTGCAAAGTTTGCACAGATGTTTGGTTTTAAAAAACGTGGTGAATTTATGAGGCACTTTGTTTAATGGGTGGTGTAGTTAAAAATGTAGTCGGTGCTGTTGAAGACGTTGTCGAGGGCGCAGGCGACATAGTACAAGATGTTGTCATTGACCCTGTTGTTGAGCTTGGCTCCAACTTGGAAGACGGCATTCGTAAAGTTGTAGATGAAGCTGACAAACTTGTACAAAATCCGTATGTACAAACAGTGGTTAGTGCCATCAACCCTGCCGCAGGTGCTTTTCTTAACGCATATGCGACACTAGACTCTGGTGAAAATCTCAGCCCTGCACAAGTAGCCGCTTTAGCCGCCGCAGGATATACAACGGCATCAGGTACTACAATTCCTTCGGATGTACAACAAGCTCTAGATGCCGGTACAGCCATTGCGGAGGGCGGTGATGCCAAAGATATTTTACTTAAGACATATGGCAGTGACTTTGTTTCTGAGCTTGGTCTTGATACTGAAATAAACACTGCATTGACAAACACCTTCGGTGAAGATGTCGTTAATCTTGTTTCTAACAATCTTGATTATGTAGATGCCGCCGCTAGATACGTTGCCGGGGATGATCCATCAGAAATTATTGTTGACAAATTTGGCGGTGATATTGTCGGCCTATTAGGCTCTGATGATCCTTCAGTCAATGCGCTAGGATACGCAGGTCTTAAGACTGCTGTAGGGCTTGACCAAGGACTAGACCAAGATGACGCACTATTAGCAGGTGCTGAAGAATACTACCAACGTGGAGGTCAATTACCTGATGCAGGACAGATTGCGTCACTTGCAGGTATTGAAGATGTCGACTTTGATTATAATAAACTTGTAGGCAACTTAGGTCTTGACTTCAGTGGTTTGTCAGGAATGGGATACGATCTCAGAGGCCTAGGTGACTTAGGTATTGACCTGAATAAAATTAACCTGACAACACCTGATATCTTTGATAGTGGTTTAAATTTAGGTGAAGTAGCAGACTTAGGGCTTGACTTGAGCGGTGTAGACTTCTCAGGTTACTCTACAGCAGACCTAGGTGACTACAATCTTAAGCAATTACAAGACTTAGGTGTTGACCTTACACAGCTTAACTTACGTCCTGAGTTTCAGATGATCGGTCTGGCAGAACTTATGGAAGGTGATGTGCCCGGAGGTGTTCCGTTGACAGAAGGGGAAGAGTTAGCAACGCTTACGCCCGACTTAGACTTTCTTAACGAAGGTGATGAAATACCACTACCTAGACAAATTTTGTCAAAACCTGTGTAAAACACTTGACTTTTAACTTAAAATATGGTATTATATACTCATGACGTATTTAGATCTTGTTAATTCAGTATTAAGAAAACTACGGGAAGACGAAGTAACCACTGTTGATGAAACAGATTACTCTCGACTCGTAGGTGATTTTGTTAATGATGCCAAGCGACTTGTAGAAGACACTTGGGATTGGACTGCACTACGTGAAACATACACAGTAGCAACTACTTCAGGTACTGCTTTGTACCCCTTAAGTGATCTTAATACTCGTGGTAAGATTCTTTATGTCTTTAACGAAACAACTAACAGAGAAGTTCTTAAGGAATCCCTTCAGCGTATTCGTTCATTGAACTTAACCTCAGACAATGCTCAAGGTCCTATAGCCTATTATGCTGTCGACGGGTTAGACTCAAACAATGATGTTCAATTACGCTTGTACCGTACACCCAACACTGTCGAAACACTTAGTGTCTACACTGTCAAACGCCCGGGTGACCTAACGGCTGACTCAGATACCGTCAGTGTTCCGTCGTTCCCTATTGTCCAGTGGGCTTACTCTTATGCACTACGTGAGCGTGGTGAAACAGGTGGGCAATCTGCGGCAGAGCAGGCAATCTTTGCCCAACAGGAGCTATCTAATGCAGTGTCCTTTGATGCAGGGTTGTCTTTTGATGAAACAATCTGGACTGCTCCCTAATGGCTAAACCATTACAAAGTATTGCAATTCAGGCCCCGGGGTTCTTTGGTCTGAACACGCAAGACTCCCCAACGTCGCTACCTGAGCAGTTTGCCCTTGTGGCTGAAAACTGTGTGATTGACCAGTTTGGTCGTATTGGTGCCCGTAAGGGTTGGACTTATGAAACTGAAACAGGTGGTGACAGTATTGTCTCTATTGGAGAGTTTGTCAAGTCTGACGGGACGACTGAGATTGTCTCTAGCAGTGCCACTAAGATCTACACAGGCACCACCACACTCACAGATATTACACCGGCTTCACATATAGTAAGTGATGGTTTATACGATCATGCTACTTTGAATGGAACTCACTACTTGTTCCGTGAGGGGTCTGATCCTATTTACTATGATGGGACTACATGTGATGAAGTATCTGCACACCCTGATTACTCAGGGACTGTGCCTGCAGGTGATATTGTTCAGTCTGGCTTTGGTCGACTGTGGGTTGCCAAAACGAGCACCGATAACACCACCGTGTACTGGAGTGACTTGCTCACAGGCGTTAAGTGGGACACCGGCTCTTCAGGTTCAATAGACGTTTCTAAGGTGTGGCCTGACGGTGCTGATGAAATTACTGCACTGGCTGTACACAACGGCATCCTAGCAATTTTCGGTAAGCGTCAGATTCTTTTGTACACAGGTGCCGAAGACCCTGCCACAATGCAAATTGCAGACACTGTGGTCGGTATCGGTTGTATTGCACGAGACAGTATTCAAGTCACAGGCACGGACTTAATCTTCTTGTCTGATTCTGGTCTACGCAGTCTCAAGCGTACTATTCAAGAAAAGTCAGCACCTATGACTGACATCAGCAAAAACATTCGTACTGAGCTTACGTCGTTCATTCAAGCAGAAACACAAAACATCTTTTCGGTGTATTCTCCTGAAGAGGCATTTTACTTACTGCACTTACCAACCTCCAACGTTACCTATTGTTTTGACATGCGAGCACCACTGCAGGACGGATCACACCGGACTACCCAGTGGGACACAATTACACCTCAGGCTCTCTGTAGAACTCGCTCAGGCAATCTGTTGTTAGGCAAGTCTGCAGGTATTGCTCTGTACGATGGGTTTACTGACAATGGTTCTCCGTATCAGATGGCCTACTTTACGAACTACATTGACTTCGGTGCACCGTCTAACTTAAAGCTACTCAAGAATCTTAAAATAACGATTATTGGTGGTAGTGCAACAGACGTAACACTTAACTGGGGTTACGACTACAGTTACGCATATAAGAAAAAACGATTTACATTGTCTACTCAGGTGATTGCTGAGTACAACATTGCCGAATACAACATTGGTGAATTTAACGCAGGAGTCTTGGTAAACCGTCCTACAGTAAACGCATCAGGTGGCGGTCAGGTCGTACAACTAGGTATTGAAGCAGAGGTCAACGGGGCTCAAGTTTCAGTACAGAGACTCACAGCACAAGCAATTGTAGGAAGGACTATCTAATGGCTAACTATACAAAGACAACTAACTTTGCGGTCAAGGACACATTAGCGTCTGGTAACCCTGCAAAGATTATTAAGGGCTCTGAGATTGATGCAGAGTACGAATCTATTCAGACTGCAGTAGCCACTAAGGCTGACACTGCATCGCCTACGTTTACCGGTACGGTTACTGCTCCTACTGTAAACGTCACAGGAACACTCACAGCAGGAACAATTGACGGTGGAACATACTAATGTTTGATGATCTGGACTTAGGAGGTCTCTTAGGAGGAGCCGGGGCGGCGGCATCAGCTATTCTGCCGTACACGATGTCTCAAGAGGCTATTGACCAACTTAAGACTATGGGTTCAGAGTTAGGTGCTCGTGCTCCTGAGATTGCACAGCAGGCCGCTCAGGCTTCTGAATTTCAACCCTTTACAGTCACGACAGGCTTAGGAACTACTCAGGTTGGCCCTGAGGGTGGCTTCACGACTCAACTGACAGAGCCACAGCAGGCCATTCAGGAAGGTCTACTTGGTCAAGCACAGACCGCTATGGGGACCACTCAGGTGTCGCCTGAGGACCTCTACGGTCAATTACAAGCCCTACGTCAGCCCACGATTGATCGTCAGCGTCTGGCCCTTGAAAATCGTTTAATGGCCCAAGGACGCCTAGGCACACAGTCAGGCATGTTTGGTGGTTCGACCCCTGAGCAGTTAGCCCTTGAGCAGTCACTGCGTGAACAAGAGGCCGCAGATGCACTTACGGCACTTACTCAGGCAGGTGCGTTAACCGGACAAAACATTCAGAACTTAACAGGTATGTTAGGTGCCGCCTATGTACCACAGCGTCAAGCTCTAGAAGCCTTAGGTGCCGCATCGCCGCTTGCACAGATTGCACAGCTTGGTCGCCAAGGTGAAGCAGAAGCACTGTATAAGGGTGGTATTGCAGGTCTTGAGACTGAAGCGGCAGGATTGACTGGAGCGG